AAGCCTGTATATAAACCCTGATAAGGGGTTTAAGCTAATTTTTTTGAAAACTTTAAGTGACCGCTGAGATTAGCATTAGAATTCGAGGTGGAATAATTCACATTAAGATAGAAAGTACCTGCATTAAGATCATTATTCCAATTACCACTGAAATTAGGTAAGTGATCTGCATTCAGATTACTATAATCCTTTTTTTTCATGTAAAATCAGCGTTGCCTTTGCCGAAAGTGCTTAATTTATGTTAATTTAATTAACATATCAATAATACATCAAGCGACCGCCGAGATAAGCACCAGAACTCGAGGCGGAATAATTCACATAAAGACAGAAAGCACCCGCATCAAGATCCTTAGCCCAATCACCACCGAAATAAGGTAAGCGATCCGCATACAGACTACTATAATCACAATAGTGCGTAGTGGTTGAACCGCTTGACTCTTTGATGATAAAGCCTGTTTTTGTACCACCTTGTACTTTATTCATATATCCGCTTACATTCGAGCTTGCACCCTGTCCGTTATTGGTGTAGCCGCTTCCCGTGTCATTGAAGCCTGAATTTGCTGTAAGGATATTTCTTGATGAGTCACTGTAAAGACCGTCTATCCACCAACGCATATTTCCCCAGAAGTCCTCAATTCCAAGACACTTGCTCTGATGTTCCTTGTCAGCTTTCTGAGCTGAAGTGAGGTTTCCGCAGTCCATACCGTAAGTATTAGCACCGCCTGTAGCTGTTGCCGTTGAATGTGAGCTGTTGACATAACCCATGCAGACCGCAGTCTGACTGTCTGTTGACTTGTATTTCAAGAGGTATGCACACTGCATGAATAATAGCTGATAGAACGCCGCCTGTTGATATCCTGTTCCTCTTGCCTGAGCCTGAGTTCTGAACGTTCCTATCGTCTGACTTCCTGTTGGTGTCTTACCTGATAACGAATACAGTTTACTGTTTGAAACATAACCAAGATAAGCACCCATGTAAAACTTATCAAGTGCTGTACTGCCCTTAGTGTGTGCATTGTACTCAAAATTCGGGTCATTCGGATGATTTGTCATTGATACAGTTACTTTACTTCCCGATGTGCTGATTTTAAGTCCCATTCTGGGGAAGCAAACCATAACATCTGAGTTGCTGGCTGTGAAAATGTCAACAGTGTTGCCGGTTATATCCTTACTGTAATCATTTCTGTTGAGCTTCACACCCTCTGTGCCGTTCGTAAGTATACATGGATAATGCCCGAAAAAGCTGTCCCACGCAGATGAGCCGGCAGTCATTCCTACAGCATCATCCTTGTATGTACATCTTGCACTGGGGTCATCATTCGACTGATCTATCTCCACGGTCATGATTTTTATCGCTGTATTTGTGACGGTTATTGATTTTGAAACTGCTGTATAGTTGTTCGCTTCCGCAACTGTAACGGTAACTGTTGCGGAACCGTCCGATCTACCGCCTGTAAGTGTTATTGTCGTATCCGAAACGGATGCTGTAACTCTGCTTGTATTGCTGCTTGATACTGATTTGTCGCCGTTGCTGTTCGTGGTGAGCGTGATAGTCGTGTTTTCTCCCTGAAATGTTTCTGCCGAATATGCCGAAAGTGTCAGCGTTCCCGCTGCCTTGCCTATCGTCCACGGTACATTTACAGCAGTTCTTGTGCCGTCAGACCACATATAAGGGGGTATCGGTGTAAATGTTGCAGTGTATGTTCCTGCGTTTGTAGCAGATGTAACACCGCCCATCAGCAATTTTTCACTGTTATATCCTACCCATGTAGGGGATTGGCTGTTTCCGTTGTAGGTAAGCGTACCGTTTTGTGTGGGAGGTGTACAGTATAACGTTACAGACCTCAGCTCATTTATCGCTTTTGCGACCGGAGCGTTCTGAATGGGATTTGTACTATTTTCATTAAGTGTACTATCGGATATTTGAGAAGGTATAGCCGCTATTTTCTCATCGGTGTAAGCTTCTGCTTCCGACTTTTTCTGATCTGCATAGTCCTTTGCGGTAATAAGATTGTCCGCTGCTGCCGCTTCCGCTCTGTCTGCCGTGTCTTGTGCATCATATATGCCCTGCTCCATGTGGTTCAGGTTTTCTGCATTCATGGGTGTACCCTGCCGGGTTATTTCCCCTGCGTATTCAATAGTCTTTGTGTTGTCGGGATTATCAGTTATGGTGTACTTGTTTCCCGTGTCAAGCTGATCCACCCATGTGTTTTTTGTATAAGGCATTTAATCTTCCTCACTTTCTTTTATCTGGAATGTAATCTTGAATGAAAAACCTCTGCTTGCACTTTTGGTAACGTTTATCGGCATTTCCGCAAGTGCATTTGAAGAACTGTCGATAAGTCTGATACCTGTGATAGTACCGTTTACCGATGACGGGACTTCAAATATAAAATATTTCCCGTCCCCTGCTGCACCGCTTGAAACAGTAATGCAGTCATACCAAGTGTTTGATAGTTTGTACTGAGCTTTGTTCACTGAGCTGAAAACGCTGTTCGTAAGCCCGGTGATAACACTGCTATCCCAGAAATTCATGTTTCTTCACCTTCCTTTAAAAATGCGATCTGTTCACGGGAACCGTTCTTGTACCGCATATGGGTATGTTGGAGCTGTAAAGTTCTATGTCTGTTTCTATCTCAATATCATATTCCCCGTCATATCTGTTATCGAACGTCATATTCATGGGAACGATATTTTCAAGCAGCTCATTCACAGCTCCGTATCTGTCCGCAACGTCAATATCTATCTGTACGAAAATGTTGTAATTTCCGTAATCAACTGTTTCCGTGTGCGTACCCTCACCAAGAAGAACGTCAAGCTTGTTTTTAAGTGCCCTTATGGTATAGGGTATAGTGTCTATCCACCTTGCCCAGACCCTGCCTATGCGGGTCTGTAGCGTGTCTGAAGGAAGGGGGGTTATATTCAGCATTTTTTCAAATCTGCTGACACCTCTTTCATTACAGGTCATAATGAACTGATTGTTCATGAGCGTTTCCGAATTGTCATTGAGTAGCTGTAATTCGGGATTTTCCGCAGACATTATATACTTCATTTCCCTGTACTCCCTCATAAACGTGGGAAGGTACGAAAGTAAATCTATGGTTCTTATCATTAGCTGTTCACCACCGTTCCCAGTACGGGTATCTGATACATTGTCAGCTCAGCGTTGGAAGCTTCTTCGTTTATCTCCGTTCCCGTAATGTCAATAACACCTTCAACTCCCAGTATCTTGTTGTCGATTTTGGAAATTCTCACTATCAGAGTGTCGCTGTCTGCCCATTCCTTTCTCAGTTCAAGCAGATATTCATTGATAGCGTTCTTGATAAGCTGTTTTTGGCTATCAAAAGTATATCCGTCCTGAAATGTTATCGTTGCGCTGATGTTTATGGTAACTTCTTCCGCTGTGTCAACTGTGACCTGATGGTCTATCGGTGCAACACCCAGTCCTTCACCTTCGCCGTCAGGGTCCATTATTTCCTGTACTCTCGAAATGAGTGCATCTGATGCTTTGGAATACTGTGAGTCAAGAATAGTAAGTAACACTGTACCGCCCCCGTTCCACGCTCTTGTCACCTTTGTCGAGCCTACGCCCGAAATGCTGTTGGTCTTTTCAATGTAATCTGTTCTGTTTCCGCCGTATGATTTTGTTTCGGTAGATCGGAAATACCTTCCACGGAATACTTCCGTATCTTCTTCATCCTCACCGGGGATAAGAAGTGCTGTTGCTGTGATGCTTTCAAGCCCTTCCACATAATCAATGGGAATGAGATTTCCCGAAATGTCGTTTCCGTCCGTTCCGCCTGTTTCACAGGTCAGCTTATAGACTCCTGCGGAAACCTTTTCCGATACAAAATAATTGTTATCTCCCAGTGAAAATCTTGTCCCCATTGGCATTTCCAACGCTGACGGTACTGACACCGCCTGTATCACCGCCTGACTTGCGGGGTATGGTGCTATACCCCTTTCCGCTGCACGGCGTATAAGGTACGCTCTGCTTGCTGTATCGGCAAACGTTTCGTGAAGGATACTGTCAAGCTCTATGTACATCATTTCCAGTTCCGCCGCAGCGGGAGCCAGAGCATCATAGATCACTGACCCCTCACGCTTATCCATCGTATTGGGTATACGGTCAAGCATACGCTGAAGTATCACTTCATAGGTTATATCTTCGTACATCAGTAACTTACCTCTCTTTCTGTATCTATATCACCGTATATCGTGTGGACAGTGAAGGTGAAATTCACACTGTTCTTCCCGCTCACGGTATAGCTGAAATTATCAACACTTTCTATTCGGACATCTTGCAGAAGTGCTTCCTTTATCCGTCTTTCCGCTTCGGGAATAATATACATCCTGTCCTGACCTATAAGGGAACTAAGCTCTATGCCGTAATCCCACGAATAGATGACGTTTTCATACCTCTCTGTACAAAGTATCTTGTAAACTACCTGTTCCATAGCGGAAAGCTCGTCCACAAATCCGTTTACCGTCTGTTCATCAAGGTTCATACGGTAATTTTTTGAAGGTTCTTCCTCTACCTCAAGACTTTCAGGTAAATTCAAATCCGCCTGTGGTAACATATTCACACCGCCTTACTGATTATCAGATATTTCTGACCGCCCCTTTTCTTTAAAAGAACGACCCTGTCATTTACTTCAAGCGTTCCCGCCGACATTGCCACATCGAGCTGATTTCTCCCCAGTGTCAGCTTTTGTTCAAGGGATATTTTCAAAGGATTTGAACTTATCACCTTCCCGAAACAATAATCCATCGGATTTGCAGCGTTTACTGCTTCGATTGCCGCTTTCTTGATTATCTCCGTAAGTGTTTTGCTGTTAAGCACTGAATCCACCCCCTGAAAGCTCCAAATTCATAAAATGCTGTTCATGCTTGTATTCATGCTTGCATTTTTCCACCGTCATCAGATGACCTGTAACGCTGGTATTCCCAAGCTTTAAGTTTACAAGCACCAAAGATCCCGCCCTTACACTGTTTATACCGAATGCATTCTTTACCGAAAGCGTCTTGTTTTCGGTATTGTAAAGGGAAAGAAGGGACTCAGCCTTTGTTTTTCCGTTTTCGTCCTTGTTCAATGTGCCGAAATACTGTAAAACACCCCATTTTTTGATGTTGGAGTTGCTTTGCGCTGTATATACTTCACGTTTTCCCGTGTCTTTGTTGTCATAGGTGAGCTTTACCCTGTTGTACGTATCATCGTCAATAGATGATTTATACTCATAATTCTCAGCAGCTTCATTGTCAATAAATACATCGGTTTTCATGGAGCTGATATTTTTAAGGGTAATTTTACCGAAATCATCATACAGTACATACATTTTCTTGCTGTTCTGAAGTGTCAGATCAAGAGCGTTCTGACTTATTTCAAAAAGACTTTTGTTTTCCTCTATCCGGGAAGGGATCCTGTATCCCGTTCCTTCGATAGCACCTGTTTTCAGCCCGAAATCACGGCAAAGCATTTTTATTACTTCATCTGCGGTCTTTCCTTCGTAAACATAGGTATCTTTGTTTTTGAAGTATCTGAGTTGGTCAAAACAGGTAACCGTTACAACTCCGTCCTTGCCATTCGACAGCTTGAAGATATATCCGTAAAAAATATTATCGTTATTCTGTGTAAATCTTACAATGTCACCTTCACAAAACTTGTATTCTTCCCATAATACCTTGAATTCAAGCTTTCCGGGACTTCCTTTTCTTTCCGTCTGCCATGTTACCCCTTCCACGATGGAAGGGGAATATACTGTGTTTCCATGCTGTATTATAAGCTGTATATTATTTATCATGTTCATTCTATCACCGCCTTACAGAGCCGGAATAACAAGCTTATCACCTGCTGCTATTGTCTGATTGCTCCCGCCGTGTTTCGCTATGACACGCTTGTTATACACATTGTCCCTCAGCACGGTATACTTTGAACCGTCACCATAAAACCTTTTGGCGATAAGCCATAATGTATCACCCGACTGCACGATGTATGTCTTGTTGTTCTTTTTGGGAGCGGGAGAATTTGCTGTATTTCTCCTGCTTCCGTTTAGCCGTAGTACCCCGTTTACCACCTTATAGGTCTTGACACCATAGTCCTTATGCTCCTTGAACCGCATTGTAACTATCGTGTCCGTTCCTTCTCTCACATCGTCCCTCACCGTATATTCTTCCAGTGTCACCCACACATCATCATTGTATATGGGATTTCCGTTAGCATTTATGCGGACGATAAGCAGAACGCACGGTGCGCTGCTTTTCTTGATGCTTTCAAACTTTTCAAGGAAGTATTCCGCATCCTGAAAACCGTTTCGGTAGTAAGCAAAGGGATAAGGATTGTTAGGAATAAGAAGGTCAAAAGTGAACTCCCGCAGTGCGGGAGTTTTAATGAGATTTATTTCCCCTTCGTTGATAAGGGTCATTGTCTTGTTAAGTGTTCCCGTCTTGATGGTTATACTTTCGGGAAATATGGGCATAGGCGTTAAGCCTATATACATATGATACATCAGATATGCACCCCTTCCGCTGTTACCGCCATTGCATCAATAAGCTTTTCGGAAAGCTCATGTATGATAACATCAATGTCAGCTTCACTTGATATGCTGTTGCTCATTTCTATCTTGTTGGTTATCTGTGGCTGATAGATCTTGTTAAGGACTTCACGCTCAGTCATTTCCCTCAGATATTTCATATCATCATCGGAAATGTGGGGAGTATCCTTTTCGTCCTCATCGGGAAGCGTTTCCGTGTAATATCCCGTAGGAAGGAAGTTCTGAGGTCTGTCCCCAAGAATACGCCTTGTCTGATCTGCTGTGTAGACTACCTCACCGCCGCCGAAATTGATAAGTTCGGGACCGTTCTCACCTACAAGCGCAAGACCCGGAGCCGCATTCAGAGTACCTGTCGCATATTCGTTATCAGCTCCTGTGACTTTACCCTTTTTATCAACATTTACGCTGACATTAAAGGTTGAAAGTCTTGACATAAGGCTTTCGATGGCAGATACCTGTGTTGCCAAATATCCATAGCTTGAATTAACACCCTCTGCAAGAGAATCAACAACGGATTTTGCCTTCTGATAAGCAGTACCTGCCTGTTGTCCGATATTTTGAAGTGATCTTGCAACTGCCTGTTCACCCTTTTGCATAGCCTGTTCAATGTCAGAAACTTCAAGAGCAATACTTTTACTTGTATCTGACATAGCCTTATCGTTATCCTGCCATGCTCTGACTGCTTCTTTTACCGTTGCATAATCACCGTTACTGAGTGCCTCCGCAAAAGCGTTTACAACAGCTGCACCCTTTTCACCTGCCGTTTGCGGCAGCTGTGATGCATATTCAAGGAATTCATTCCATTCCTGACGTGATACACCTATATCGGCAGAAGATGTTGCAGACAATGTTGCTATACTTTCATTAATACGGTTGAAATAATCAGCCTGAGCATTAGCACCGTCAATGTAGTTCTGGATTATACTGTCACCGTCAGCAATTATCTCATCAGTGGTTTTCTTATAGCTTGCACCGGCATCTTCAAACAGATCATATTGTTTGGAAAAACTTTCATATGCTGCCTGATACACCTCATCATATTTTTCCGCAGCTTTTCCCAGTTCCTGTGAAACGCTTTGCAGTCCCTGTGTTATAGCCTCATCTATACCCTGATCTTTCAGCTCACTGACTATATCAGCCATTGATTTGGTGCTGTCCGCTACATCGTCCGCAAAGGTCCTTACATTCGTTCTTGCATTTGCAGTACCGTCCGCAACCGCATTAAGGTAGTCAATGTATTCATCGAACGACTCACCCACGCCGCCTGCAACAGCCATACCCTGCATTTCGGAGAATAAGCTTTCGTAAGAAGATTTCAGATCTTCAAAATTCTCTTTCTTTTCAGCAAGCTCTTGATATGTATTTTTCCAAGCGACATGATCTGCACCGCCTTCATACATTTGCCATGGGTTTTCACCGTAATAGTCATCATAATAGCTTTGCAGTTCCTCATACATCTTCTTAGCCTGAGTATAGTTTTTGTAATATTCAATATACTTGTTCTGTGTATCGGAAGATGTATAATTCTGTACCGCAACATTTTTCCTGTTTTCCTCAGCCTGAGCTATTACAAGACTTGCAGCATCATTCGGATTAAATCCTGTAAGCTTGCCTGTACTGTAATCAACTTCAATATTGCAGCGGAAAGTATTATTGAGATAATCGGCATACTTGCCCATCATATCAAGATCTGAATTGGTTATCACTGCTTTTTCGGATATAGCCTGTAACTGTGCAACAGCGATCTGTCCAGAAATTGCTGAATTTTCAGCCGCTCTGAGCTGTTCGTTATAAGTATCCTTGAACTGTTTTAGCTTGGTTTTTGCATCCTCTGCCCTCTGAGCATAATCCGCAATAGCACTGCCGCCCTTTTCATACTGCTTGTTGAGCGTATCGAGCTGTCCCGAAAGCTGTTTAGCAGCATCCGAGTTTTCACCGTACATTCTGACAACAGCATCATACTGTTCCGATACACCCGACATTTCCCTTTTGCATTCTTCAAGGGTACCGTTGTAATCTTCCACTGCATCTTCCGCATTTGAAAACGCTGTGACAAGTGCAGCGGTAAGACCCACCGCTAAGCTTATACCGCCTGCAACCAGTCCGAATTTGCCCGCAAGACCTGCAAGCTTAGACCCTGCCTGACTTGCAGCATCCGCAACACTTATACCCTGCTGAGCGGCTATTTTCATTGCCATCGAGTTTTTAAGGGACATAAACGCCTGTGTTGCCTGTGATGCTATGGGAACAACAGTCGTCAGACCGCCGACCAGAGCACCGATACTTCCCGCAAAGCCTGTCACACCTGCTGTAACTGCTTTGTTTTCCTTAGCAAAGTCTGTGAGCCAGTCAAGCGCACCCTTTCCCATATCATTGAGTTTGGAAAGAGCGGGAGTGAGTGCATCACCAACAGCGATCTTCAGATTGTTCGCTGAGTTTTTCGTCATCTGTATCTTGCTTTCAAGCGTAGCATAACGCTTGTTCGCTTCGTTTGCAAGTGCATTGTTTTCTTCCCACGCCTGACTTGCAGTTGATACCGCTGATGACATAAGTCCGTTACTGGAAGCCAATGCTCTGATAGTATTTGAAAGACGAATGTCATCAAGATTCATTTGCTGTAAGATAACAGATGCTGACGCTCCGTTTCTCTCCACATCATTAAGACCTGTGATAAACGCCTGTAATGCTCCCACCGCATTATTTTCAAAGGTATCTGCGAACTGCTGAGCCGTCATCCCTGCGGTGCTTGCAAAATCTATAAGTCCGTCCCCTGTTTCAACTGCCACCTGCATTTGGGTGATAAGCTTCGACATAGCAGAACCGCCCGCTTCCGCTTCGATTCCCACCGAGGACATAGCAGCAGAAAGACCCAGTATGTCAGTCTGAGTAAATCCCGCAAGCGTACCCGCTGAAGCCAGGTAGCTTGACATATTTACAATGTCCGCTTCCGTGGTTGCAAAATTATTTCCCAGGTCAACGATTACAGAACCCAGGTTTTCATAATATGAAGGATCCATTTGAGTAACATTTGCAAATTTAGCAAGCATTGACGCTGCCGCATCTGATGTCAGATTAGTACTCTCACCGAGGTCTATCATCGTTTTTGCAAAGGAAGCAACGTTGTTCGTTGCAATACCGAGCTGACCTGCTGCTTCCATTACTCCCGCAATTTCCGTTGACGTTGCGGGCATCTGTGAAGCCAGTGTCATTGCCGCATCGGATAAGCCCTGAAGCTGTTCTTTGGTACCGTCTACCGTTTTGTAAATGCCTGTTACCGCACTTTCAAATTCGATGGCAGCACTTGCAGCGGAAACAAGACCGTCCTTCACAAATCCCAGTATCTTATATCCACCTGCTGCAATAAGCATCTGGGATATGCTGTCCGCCGTGGACATAAAGCCCTGTGAAGCATTCTGACCTTCTTCCCCCGCTTTTCCTATACCTTCACCCAACTGTTTTGAAGCTGTTTCTGTTGCCTTAGCAGCTGTTTCGGTACGTTCCACCGCTTCAGTGAATGCATCCGTTCCGCTGTTTGCACCGTTCATGGTCACTTCCATTTCACGGATAGAGTCATTCATGTGATCTACCGCAGCTCTTGCACTCTTGAAAGCTTCATCGTTTATGGGACTTTCCATGTTCTCACGCATCTGTTCCATAGCCGATACGGTATGATTTACTGCATTGACTATCTTTTCTATGGTGTTTGAAAAGCTGTCACGCAGTTCAAGTGTACTACTTACCGTCATTTATCTCACTTCCTTTTACTTGACAGATCATCTTGCATATGGTATAATAATTACATACTTTGCTATTTTTTAATTATTAACAAGTTTAAGCGCCAAGTCAAAGTAAAACAAAAAAGGTGCCGTCCCTGAAAAAATGGGACGGCACCTTTTTCTATTTCTTTGGTTTTTTTCTTGCTTCTTCCTCTGCTTTCGCCTGCTCCATAATGGAAGCTATCAGAAATACCTTTTCTTTATGGGGCATTTCCGCAAAGGTTGACGGCAAGATGTGAAGCCGTTGCAAAGCTAAATGAGCGAATAACGCATCGTTATCGCTCTTTATCAGTTTTTTGCTTCTTCTATATCATCATCTATCGACTTGTTAAAGCCGTTGAATTCTGCAATAAATGCTCCGAGCTTGTCATATTCACCCGGATTGTCGAGCATAGCGACTATAAGTTCTTCCGCTCCCATAACACCATAGCTGTCCTGAAGCTCCGAGCTGTTAAGATTGGGTTCTACTACGGAAGCGACTATGAGCTTCAGCGTGTAAGCTCTTGTATCCAGCTCCGACCTTGTAATACCTTTTTTATCCTTGACTTTCTTTATACAAGCGTCCCTGAAACGCTCATTTTCTGCTGTAGTAATGGGTCTTATCTCCCATTCAAGGGGATTTCCCTTTTCGTCCGTGAATGCCGTTGATGCGGCATACTTTGCATTGGGTCTTTCCTTTTTGTTTTCTTTTAAAAATCTTGTAAATGCTGACATAATTTTTTCCTTTCACAATGTATCAAGGGGAACGCAAAGTTCCCCTTGTACTTTGGTTCTTACTGCATACCTGAAAGAAGGTTGAACTTCTTCTTTATTGTGAAGTCATCGAATGTGAATGTTGCATCCTCATCCAGTACCTCACTGTCTGCATCGAGCTTAGCGATCACACCGCCGTCAAGATTGCACTGCTTGAGTATGGTAATCTGCTTGCCCGCTTCTGAAGCATCATCGTTGTTGTAGACTTCCATATCGAAATAGATGTCCTTGCCTGTTTTCTTGTATTCTTCCAAGAGTTCACGGAAAATGGAAGTGTTGTAACGGATTGTCATAGAGCCTGTACCCTTCCAACCTGTTGCCTTGTTTCCTTTACCGGTCTTACCCATGATAGCAACTTCTGTTTTGGTCTTGTCTATCTTAGCTTCGACCTTGACTACCTGCATCAGAAGGTAACGTTCATCGCCGCTCTCTTTATGCAGTGTAGTGTAGCACTTACCAAGCGCACCCGAAATGGTGTCTTTAGCGTTCATAAGTGTATCAGCCATTTATAATCACTCCTTTCTTATGCTACTGTAACAGTCATATACAGCTTTTCCATTGCGCCAATAAGCGTGATGGCATCGGTAACAACAACGGACTTGTTGTCGTTTCCTCTTTCAACAGTTATATCTGTATCGCTGAAGGGTTCGATCGCTCTCACTCTTACAAGTTCAGTGTGGTGAGATACTATCTGCATCCAAAGAGCTGTTCTGCCCTCATCATCATTGGGAACGGTGCCGAGGAACTGTGTATTGAATACAAGTGCAATATCGTTTGCAATGCAGTCACACACTCTGATAGTCTGATTGCTCTTGAAGATGCTACCCTTTGTATCGGAAACAGTTGTGAGAGAGTTGATGTCAACAAGCACACGAACATCCTGTCCAACCTTGTGGAAGGTAAATTCGCCCGCATTGATAGCGTTTTCAAGCTGTGTCTGAGTGTATGTAACGTCAATGTCGTATTCACCGTCATACTTCTTGTTTGTCAGTGATGCGTTTACTGCTGCCGCAGCGTTTACGCCTGTCACCCAGTATACAAGCTCATAGCCTGTCTTAGTAGCATCGGTGATAGTGTTCTTGACATTGATGACACCTTCGTAATCAGCAGCAACATTGTGTGCAACAAGCTGAAACTTCTTGCCCACTTCGTCACGGAGCCTTTTTGTGTATGCAACGTAAAGACCCTTGATAGTTGTATCGTCTGAAGCGCAGCCCAGAGCATTGAAGCTGTAAGCTTCCAGCTTATCAAGGAAGTCCTGATGTGTTTCACCTGTGGGAGTACCGTTTGTACCGCCCGCAAGAGCTGTACCCGCAGTTGCGGTAAGTGTAGCATCTGTCTTGAAGTCTACCCAGTCATTGGAAATAAGCCCAGCAGCAGTTGCGACTGTCTGAACGTCCATCACCTTTGTTCCTAAAAGTGTTGTAACGTCCCACTTTGTGTCATCATCAACGTTTGCTGCTATCTTGATAGTCAGACTGTTACCCTTTGTACCTGCGTACTTAGCTGTAGCGTATGTATTTGTTGCCTTATTGCCGCCGCCGTCAAGACGATAGCAGTAAGCAGTTTTCACATAGGCAAAGAATTCACGGAGTCCTTTAAGACCCGCATCATCATAAGCCATGCCGAAAATATCAAGGCTGTTTTTCTGGAAATCAGCATTTGAAACTTCGATGATCTCACCTGTCTTGCCCCAACCTGTGTATACGCCGATAGCTGCTATACCTCTGTCAGAGAGTGAAGCGTTTGCCTGAGCTGCAGACACAAAGTTGATGTAAGCACCGGGAATGACCTTGTTCATAGCTGTAAAAGTACCGCCGCCTAAAGCCATTTTAGTTCACCTTACCTTTCATGAAGTCGTTTAATATCTTATCCGTTTCGGATAAAGTATACATCTTATCATCGGAAAGAAGCACTGTCAGAGCATCACGCCTTCCCGCATATCTCTTAGCGGATATAAGCTGTTCCTTGCCGAACGCTGTTTCCTTTGATACGGGACCCGATGTTGCTTCTCTCTTATCTGTTGCAGTTGTCTTATCTGACATTGTTTACTCCCCCTTTACGGTTTGAGTTATTGTAATATCCTTCATCTTTTCAGCGGGAACACGTTCACGCTTGACATTCAGATCGTAATTCACAAAGAAATTCAATACCTCATCGGTATTTTCATTGTGAATATCCGTTCCGTGTACCGTTATTCCATCAACCGTTATATCATCAACTGTCGTCATCAGCCGTTCTATAACGTTTCTGAATTCCGTTTTGGGATCTACCTTGTCGGAAGGAAGATACTGGATGCATATCTGATTTGACATACGATAAATATTATCCATTATCCGTCTGAAAGTTGAATTCAGCAGTAAAACAAAAAAGCACGGTTCATCCGTGCCCTGAGCTGTGGGGTCCGAGTATATTTTATACTCATTCCCGAATTCAGCATAAAGGGCATCAGCGACCGCTTCAAATATATTTTCAATCATAGACCAACGCCCCCTAAGAATTTATCATACACACCCTTGATTATCTGTGGTGCTATCTGCTGTAGTTCCTGCTCCGATATAGTCAGCATGAACTTTCCGGGAACCCAGCTTTTTACAAGCCGTTTCCCAAGAGCGGGAACATATCTTCCGGGAGTCTGTCTGTGACCGTATTCAACATATATCGCATAAGGTACGGCATTGGAAATGACGGCAATGTAATTACTGCCGCTTTTTCGGATGTCAGCTCTCCAACCACGGCGTAAAGTACCACCGTTTTTTCCGTCTGCCGCACCTTTACGAACGTAATAAACATCACCTTTTTTATGGTGCTTGCTGTCTTTTCGGGCTATTCTCTGCTGTGTGATACCGTAGTATCCGATAGGTGTTCGCTTGATAACACGTCTCAAAAGGTTCTGAGCCAAAGCCTTTATGCATTCCTGACACACCTTTTCCTTGTTCTTCTGCAAAAGCTGAAGCTTTGCCTGAAGCTCCTTGAATTCGGATATATCAAATTTGCCAAAACCCATTATCAACACCACCCATCAAATAACTGAAGCGGTATCTCCTGATGTGAAACATATACGGAAGGTGCTCCGCTTGACTTGTAAGTGGTAGTAACGCCGTTTTGTGTAACGACTATTTTTGAACCGCTTTTTATATTCGTTTCGGGAGCCAGAAACAGCTTGACCAATTGTGACACCGCCGATGCGGTATCGGAAGGGACAGAAGGGTATATGTTGTTGTGCTTGTTGAATGAAAGTCTGCACGGCAAAGCCGTATAGACCGTCACTTCACTTTTTTTCGTGAAATGACTCTGACCACTGACTGCATCTGTGTATTCGATAACATCACATACCCCGATATAGGTGCTTTCGATCGCTGCCCTTGCCTTGTTCTGAGCATTTGCAGTATTCACGTCTGTCACCACCTCAGCTTTCGGAAAAAGCAAAACTGCTTTCTGCCGTTTGTAAGGAAGTAATTGATGATACTGTCAAGGGAAGCAGCTTCGTTCACACCTGTATCAAACTGTACTGTTGTGTCGCCTGTCTGTATCGACTTTACGATCTCTGTGAGGTCAAGCCCTTCCAGATCTCCCGGTGCGAATGTTTTCTTAGCTAACAGAAACTCGCCTACGCTCATATCAATTGAGATATGACAAAGACCATCGGGAATGTCCATAAGATTACAGTCATTCTTGATGGTGTTCTTCACCTTTCCGCAGCAGTATTCCACTGCGGGCACATCGGTTTCAGTTACGGTATAGCCGAGCATTGCAAGTCGTTCAGTTGTTTTGGTTATAAACTCTGCATCAGTCATTTAAGAACACCATCCTTCGTTTCACTTCGTTTTCAGCTTAGCCCAGTGAGATAATTCTTGCAAGAGGAACTGCCTTGTGGTTGATAGCACCGTTGCTGTTGCATACCAGTGACCAGTTAAGACCGTTCTTCAGCTCCGTGTTTGTGGGGCTGTTTGTGCTCTGTACCGCTTTGGTGTAGGATACACCTGCAACGGATATAGCATTTCTCTGACGGGAAACAAGGGAAGTCTGACCGCCGTTTGTGAGAGCATCACGAACCATCTCGTAAGGCACCATTGCACCGACCTGTTCAAAGCCGATAGCACCTTCACCGAGAACGTATGTTGTGTACTGTGTTCTTTCAACACTCTCAGTTGCGTTTGCTGTGATAGTTGCAGCGAATGTGGATGCTGTTGCAGATACGGATGCTGAGAATGTAGCACCGGGAGCTGTAAGCTTCTGTGTACCTGTTACCGTGTCACCGTCAACAGTCCATATGAAGTTTGCGATCTCGCCTGTTGTTATGCCCGACAGGAAAGTCTGAATAGCAGTTGCTTCCTTCGCTGCCGTATCGGAAGTGGGGAGCTTTATCTGATTGCCTGTTGCAGTACCGGATACCCACTCGATCTCTGTACCGCAAACGGTGAACTTATCGGCTGCTGTAGCAGTTGTGCCCACCTTGATAGTGGAAACGGAAGGTGTTACAACAACTGTTGTTGTAGGCATGGAGTCATCAACAACTACTGTTCTGCCGTTCCATGTACCCATTGTGAGGTCACGCTGCACACCGTTTTCGTCTGTGTACTTCAGATACTGAAGAAGGTTGAGGTTTTCGAGGTTTGTTGCAACCGCACTGTGACAGAACAGCATGGAGAACTTCTGCTTATGGTCACCGCAAGCCTTCTGGATAGCAGTGTTGAGTGTTGTTGCTGTCATTTCCTTGTCAGTGTTGCCTGTGATGTCGTAAGTGTGCTTCTGCACGAACTCAGCATTAGCTGCAAGAACAGCACCGGAGCCTGTATTATCCATCTGGAATACACCTTCGAGGATAGCAAGCAGAACATCCTGTGTAACATCGTTCCAGTATCTTGTCACCTGTGAACGAACGTTCGCCATGAAGTCGGTACCTGCTGTAACATCGTAGGTGAAGTCAGCTTCTGTCCAAGCCTTAGCTCTACCGTAGGTGAAAACACCCTGCTTGTAAGTGTCTGTTGAACTGGGGACGATATTTGTTGAACCGTCATAGTTCTCAGGTGTGCCGCCGATAAGTCCGTAGTAAGGAAGTGTCGCATACACGGAACCTGTCTGTGTCTTGTTTACAAACGCATCAGCAATACGCTTGTCGGATGTAATAGCTCTGCTTTCACGGAGCTTGTTAAGCTTTACATTCGGAACTACCGACATATACTTCCCGAATACTTCTTCGTTGAAATACTTGCTGTTGAATAATTCAGCCATTTTTCATTCACTCCTTTTTAGTTGTTCGTTGAAAAAAGTTTTATTTCACATTGGGGTTTGCTTCCATGAACGCTGTAAGCTCATCAAAAGTCATTTTCGACATATCCACCGCTGCATTTGGTTTAACATTGCCCGAATTGCCCGGCTGAAAACCTGAAAATTTGTTTTCCTGTTCACAGAACATATAGGGGTCTGACTTTCTTACTGCTTCAATTGCATCCGAAAGACCTTCCACCGTACCGTTTTCCAATAGCTTGAATTTGGAAACATCCGCAGTAGCGGCTATCATAGCACGGACAGCGACCGTGTTCTTAGCTCCCGCTCCCGAAAGAGCATTGTTTACAGCATTATCAAGCTGTATCTGAGCGATCTTTGCTTCATAAGCTTTCTGCTGATCTGCATTTGCTTTCTGAAGCTCCTTGATGTCGTTCTGAAGCTTTTCATTGTCACCGTTATCCTTTTTGAGCTTGTCAAGCTGTTTGTCCCGCTCCTTGACAGTTTCTTCAAGGGTCTTTTTGGTTTCGTTCACTTCGTCAAAGCGTTTTTTCGGGATATAGTTTCCGTCCAGTTCACTTTTATGAAGTGTTACCACCTTTTCAGCCTGTTCGTCCGAAAGTCCCATTGCGATAAGATCTTCTTTTTTCATGATTTCTTAAACCTCCGTTTTTTACATGGTTCGTACCATGATTGGTTTTTTGCGATTATTGCAAAGCTTTTTACGACTTCATGCTTTGGTCGATAAAAGCTTAAAATATTCCTTCTATCTCGGCACGTTCATCAAGCACTTGTGCATAGTCTTCCATAGCTTTCAACTGCCTGTCGTATATTTCTCTCGGACAAGTAGGTGTGAACTCCAACGTACCATTGTCCCATTTTTCAAGCATTGTTTTTAGCCCATTACACCTGTTTTCAAGCTGATAATACTCAGCCTTGAAACGTTCTTTGTAATCTTTACTGTTCATCATTTCCACTGTTTTACTAAGTTTCATAAAAAACCTTCTTTCTGTAAATTTTGATATATCAAAAGCGACCACATAAGTGACCGCTTTATCATTCACTAAAAAATATCATAGTCATTATTACAATAAAATCCAAAAGAAATATGGATATATTAGCAATGACGATATTTCTGTATTTTCGTTGGCTGACTTTTCTTTTTATTATTCTTGTAAGCCCAAACATTATCATAGCTATAAAATAAAGAATAATTCCGAGATCATGAAAGGCACTAAAAATTGTTTTCATCATTTTTGTCCCTGCTTTATCATGCTATAATCAACTGCGGGTTGTACGTTCCAGTTGTAGTAAAAGGAAAAGTAAAGATTGCCGTAAAAGCACTTGATATAGACCTTGTTCCTGTCCTCTATCTTCTGCAAGGGAGCCAAAAACTGTATCTTGTCACCTGCGTAAAATTCAATAGGATTGAAGTCAAGGGGTTTCTTGCCATGGTTCCACTTCAGACCTTCTGCTTCACATTCGGTCAGAAACATGGGCATATCCTCAGCCTTGACAAGGTAACTGTATTTGCTTTCCAGAAACTCATTACTCAGCATATCTTCACCTTCCCATGAAAAAAGCACCTTGTTTCCAAGATGCTTTAACCTTTTTCGTAAAACTCACAATCTTCAGTCCCACGGTATATTTCATCGGGCTTGCCGTTGCTGTCTTTGGGACCGTAGATCTTGCAGTATGACCTGCAACCGTCCTTTATCCATTCGCCCTGTATCTCCATTCCCCTGAAAGCACAATCCCTGCACTGCGGGAATTTGATGATTTTGGTGTTATCGGTAAGAACATCATTTTCAAGACGTTCCGACAATGTCTTTTTTTCGCTCATATCACTTCATCCTATCTCTGAGGTTCACCCTGATTTACGACTTCAATGTCAACATAAAGCTTACCATAACTTCTTTCGACTTTGGTTATGCGGAAGGAAGTTCCCTGCTGCAAGATTATTTCCGCTTCATCTCCATAATCAGACTGCTGTGAAATACCGTCCCAGTTTCTGCCCGCTCCCAGTCCGTATTCTGAAAAGGGTTCGGCATACATCATTTTGGTTCCGCCGGGGCAGTACACATTCATGATTATCGGTTTATCCGAAAAGCCCTTGCCTTTGGCAACACCGCAAGAGAAAAAGCCGTAATCGGTAACTTCTGTTCCCAACAGCTTCTTTTCAAGCTCAGCGGTATTCAGACTTTGTAGATCATTCTGCGATATACCAAAGAACTTATCCATTCCCTGATAACGGCAGCCACGCTGAAACCAGAAATCCTCATCATAAGACGATCTGTCAATAATGTCGGTCATCTTATTTATCTGCTCTCTGACTTCTCCTGTCTTGTATCCGCTGTAGCTTTTACCGATGTCGTCAAAGTCAACGTTTCCGACACCAACATACTTGCTTGTACCATAATCAATTCCCCTGAGCGGTTCATTGAATTTATTATAGCTTTTGGTATATTCGTAAATAGCGTCCTTTTCGGATTTTAAAGCATTGCGCCATACTTCACCCGAAACAGAACGCAGTTTCTTGTCTGCTTCCGCAACGGACTTAGCCCACAGCGCATTGTCTTTTCTCGCCTGAGAAAATCTGTCATCCTCTTTGATTATACCACCGTTTTCAATTTTTTGCAAATCGGAAACGGCTTTTTTCAGTTCAAGCGATGTCTTTTTCAGCTTGTCTGCCTTTTCAGCATATGCAGCACCTTCTTTTTCCAGTTCTTCAAGCTGTTTAAGATAGCCTTCAAATTCAGCTTTCTTTTCCGCTGTCAGAGAGCCGGAAGCAAGCTGCTGCTGATAATAAGCCTTTTTACCTGCTATGTTAAGGGAAGAATAATCCGCAGTTGTAACATCATTCTTCCAGATACCCGAATAGGTCTTAACTTCCAGTTTATCAAGCTCAGCCTGAGCGTCAACGAGTTCCTTTTCAAGCTCCGTCAACTGCTTTGAAAGCAGCTTCTTTTGCTCTTTTTTCAGCTTATCACTGAGTTTCTTTTCCCACTCGGCTTTTTGCTGTTTAAGAGCCTTTTGTTTTGATGAAAGTTTGGATATCTCGGAAACATTTGTTTTGATAATATTATAATCAGCTCCGTTTATTCCCTCGATACCGCCCTTATTATTAAATTTATAACCGCCCTTTTTGATAAGCTGCACCGCCGATTTATAGCTTTCACTGTTGAGTTTTATGTATTCATCATGATCCTTCTGGGACAGCTTTTTCAGCTTGTCATTTTCCCACATGAACTCATTGTTTCCATGCTCTTTATTGAAAGCCATTACAGCATCATATTTTTCACAGTAATCATTTACCATTTCGGCTTTTTCAACTGTTGTAATATCATGTTCCGTATTCGTAACAAGGTCAAACAGCTTATCATCTATTTCATCTATCTGAGCATCTGCATCAGCAATATTTGCTATCAGCTTCTTCTTAGTCAGATACGTCTTTTTAGGTTTGCTTTGCGGTACAAGATGAACAGGTGTTGAAGGAACTGAACTGTTCTTGTAGGAATAATGCTTCGTTCCTTCAATTACTTTCAGGTCAAAAGCTGATTTATCCCCGTCAACGAAAGCTTTTTTCCATTCGGGATAGGTAAAATCTTCGGGAATGTAATAGGTCTTACCGTCCCCGTCCCTTGCCGTTCTTTCACCAAGCATACCGAAATCAGTATCAAACCATGGTGCTGTGGTAGATCTGCAATAGGGATGAAAGGGGGGAGCTGTTGCCCCTGCCTGATAGTCCTTCAGATCATAGACCTTGCCGTCCAAGTTCTGACAGATCTCAGACGTTCGGTCATCGAGCGTTGCGACTATTTCATATTTCTCCACACCAAGCTTTTCAAAACAGTCCCTCTGTGAAAGGGAAGAAAAATAAGCTTCCTCAGTCATTACAAGACGACCTGCATTCTTCTTGCTGTTTTTCATAGCGACCGCTATCCGGTCAATAGCCTTCTGCGGGTCACTCCCAAGCTTTATATTTTCGGTAAGGATACTGTGAACTGTGGATATAAGCTGATTTTTATATCCCCAGATCCTTTGTGAAAAGTTGTATTTATCATTTGCCCACGGTTTTGAGATCACTTTTTCAACCTGCGACTGATCCACACTTGAAATATCAAATCCCACGTCAAAACCTTTCTGAAGCTCAAAAGCCGTGTGATAATACCCTGTTGTGTAACTTTTGCCCGCTCCCTGCTTGACAGTACTGTTCACTTTGGAGAATAATTCTTCCAAGCTCTGCTGAGTCTGTATCTTCAGAGCTTCCAGTTTGGTAATGTGGAACTTAGCGGAAGCGTTTTCAAGCTCCTTTTTCCAGTTGCCCGAAACGTCCTTGCCGTGCTCTATGTATTCATGCACGTTCCACTTCAGCTCATCGAGCATATTCCCTTGAACATACTGTTTCGCTTCTGCAAGCGTTATCTTGTTATTGTCCGCAAACCGCTGATACCATAAGGCTATTTGTCCGTCAAGTACCTGCTGCGTTTGTTCATACTGTTTTTCGATCTCAGCTTTGTCAAGCTGTGCTATACTGTGCTGTGCCTGTTCAAGCTGTTCAAATCGGTTTTCCCAGTACTGAGCGTTATTCATTCATCATCACCCTTATCGCTGTCAAAGGGGTCATAAGCAGTAGCTTCAAACTGCTTTTTCTGTTCTTCAAGCTGTTTCTGCTTCTGCTTTTCAAGTCGTTTCATTTCTTCCTGCGGGTCATCTATCCACGGATGCTGAGCGACAATAGTTTCATCGGATATAATTCCCACCGACTTAGCGCAATTGTCTATAGCTTCCGACTCGTTTATCAGAATGTCACGGTTGAAAATAACGGTAATGTCTTCATTTTCATAGCTTCCCTGTCCGGTGTTGGCAAGGTAAGTATTGACAAACCAAAGAATATCTTTGAAGGCTGCCTGAAGCTCCGTTTCCATGTCGTTCGCATCAAGGTCAATGTCAGAATACATGGACTGGATATTCATTTCGTTCGGATTACCCGAAAGCCTGTCGTCTTTGGCATCATATCCCATGCCGTTTTCGATAAGGGCTTTCTTGAATATATCAACGATAGTCTTGTAATTTTCGCTATTGACAGTAACCTCAAGGGTATCAACGCCGCCCGAAACGCCTTCACGGCTGCTAACCTTCACAGCTCTGAAAACTGAAAGATTACGCCTGAATTGTCCAAGATCTTCACCGTCATAGTTTTTCAGTACCAGTATCGTGTTTCCGGTGTTTTCTTCCATATTGTTCTGGAAGTCAGAAAGCATGATGTTGATACCGTCCTGAAGATTTTTCACTTTCTTCAGCAGCGGACTTTCCTGTTTGTTGTATTTGAGCGGGATGAGCGGGATCCTTGTCCAGTTCAGACGTTCCGTTACTCCGTCCCTCTGATTGACTACATAGCTTTCGGTCATTTCGTCCTGATTGACCACATCGGGAATAAGCTTTTCACCATCCAGTATGTAACGGTGAACGCCCGCCAAGTCGAATATTTCAACCTTCTGGATAACTGTCGGTTCATTGCCGTCATATCCCATGACCAGATAGAGCCTTACAGCCATTTCAAGCTGCGTGTGCTGACTGTCCTTCCAGAAGGGCAGTATCTCATAGGCGGGGAAGCTGCGGAAAGCAAAAGAACCATCTTCCTTGAAGTAAGGATAAAGCCAAGCCACACCACCGTTCATCATATCTTTTCCCGCTTCTTTGAGCATAGCCATGAAATCATCATTCAGCACGTCCTTGACAAGCTCTGTGTACTTGTCGTTCTCGCCGCTAAAAGTGATAGGCTGACCAAGCAGATAGTTTGCTTTCTGATTTACCAACTTACCGTATTGATTGTCGATAATGTGATTATTCGGAAGGTTAGTGACAGTTTCGAGCTTGCCGTCCGCACCGATAACCTGTCGTTTCCTCATCAGGATGTCATGTTCGTTGTCATAATACAGATGTCCTTTTATCTGCATTATTCTTTTCGGACTGTTCTTCCATCTGGCGATCTCTTTTTCGATAAATTCTTTGTCGGTCATCTTACCTTTTCCCTGCAATGCCCAGTTGGACACCTTCAGGGTCAGATTGTCGATAAAATCAAACAAGCATTTTCACCACCTTTTTGTTGTTCAATAAAGTTCAAAACCAATAAACACGGACTTGAACTGTGATTTTGTTACTAATTTGCTATTAATCAAAGCTGAAAAGCGAACCCTGACTGTATTCTTCCAATGCATAACGCATTGCATCCATCAGATGATTGTAGTCGTCAATAGGTTTATTCAGCGTTTTACCTGTTTTCGGATCCACCATCCATGTGTACGTCCCGATCTCCGTAATGAAGTTCACGCATTTGGGATGAATGATTATGTGATAATCCTGAATGTAGTCAATGCCGTTGTTAATGCTGTCCTTACCTTTTCTCGCACGTCTGATACGGGATATTCCCAACGTGTACAGCCTGTCAATAGACTTTGGTTCCGCAGCATCGGCAACGATACGCTCTTTCATGTACCCTGCTTTGATTATCCTATCAGCGACCCTCTCATTGCTCATACCCTTTTCGTATATTTCATCGAACACCCAGAGCGTTTTGTTCACGGTGTCTATAAGACCGCAAAACAAAGCTGTGGGGTCATTTGTATAACCAAAGTCAAGCCCGAATG